TTAGTGTTGACAACCCCCCTACCCCCTGTTTAAATAGAAACGGGTAAGGAATCCTAATCGTAAAAAAAATAATGCACCAAAAAAATAGTAAACTTTTATTCACATTGGTTTACTTAGTTGCTTTATACTTATTACTCTCCCCTAGAAGAATAAGCTAAACATGGCATACCTATCGGTATGCTTTCGGTTAGCGATTCCTTCACCTTCGGGTCTTGAGGTCCTAAAATAAAAGAGCCGTCTCTGCGTAATAGAAACGGCTCTTAGGGTGTGGACTGGATTTGTTGAGAGTGTAAGACAGCCCTATCTGGAGATACCCTTGCAACACAGTATATTGTGTTTTAACATGGTTGACAATACTATATATAGATGAGTGTCTCTAAAGATCAATTAGAATTAATCATGGAAAGCTTGACGGATGACCGCCTTGCTGTACTGGATAAACGTCAACGTAGTCAGTTGGACAAGTTGATGGGTGATTTGGAAACCGCAGTTAGACGTGAACAGTCTCAGGGTAGTTTTCTTAATTTCTGTGAATCGGTTTGGTCCGAGTTCATGTGCGGTGCGCATCACCGACAAATGGCGGAAGCATTTGAACGGGTTGCTAAAGGTGAATGTAAACGCTTGATGATAAACATGCCACCTCGTTTTGGTAAGTCTCAATTAACTTCATGGTTACTACCGGCATGGATAGTCGGGAAAGAACCGGATAAGAAAATCATTATGGCTTCGCATACTGCGGAACTGTCGTTAAGGTTTGGGCGTATGGTGCGTAACTTAATAGATAGCGAGGAATACCAAGGCGTGTTTCCAGAAGTGACTTTAAATCTCGACAGTAAGGCAGCAGGTAGATTTGATATATCAGGTGGCGGAGAATACTTTTCCATTGGTGTAGGTGGTGCGGTAACAGGTCGTGGTGCTGACTTGCTGATCATTGACGACCCACATTCAGAACAACAAGGTCAATCGGCTGATCCAAAAATTTTTGAAAATACCTATGAATGGTATTTGAGTGGTCCACGACAAAGACTACAGCCGGGTGGTGCAATTATCATTGTAATGACTCGTTGGGGTAAAAAAGATTTATGTGGCTCTATCTTAAAAGATATGTCTACCAGAGACGGAAGTGATGAATGGGAAGTAATTGAACTTCCTGCTATCTTGCCATCAGGCAGAAGTTTATGGGAAGATTTTTGGAAACTAGATGAATTAGAAAAGATTAAGGCAACTTTACCAGTAGCACATTGGGAAGCGCAATATCAACAGAATCCTGTTTCCGAAGAAAGTGCGATTGTTAAAAGAGAGTGGTGGATGGAATGGAAAGATAAAAATCCACCTAAATGTGAATTCTTAATTCAATCATGGGATACTGCATTCCTTAAAACCCAACGGGCTGATTATTCTGCCTGTACTACTTGGGGAGTATTTTATGCTGAGAATGATGAAGGCTACTTAGCACCACAAGTTATTTTATTGGATGCATTTCAAGAGCGTATGGAATTTCCTGAATTAAAGCGTAGAGCCTTTGAAGAATATAAACAATGGATGCCGGATGCATGTATTGTTGAAGCGAAAGCTGCTGGTTCTCCTTTGATATTTGAATTAAGAAGAATGGGAATACCTGTTCAAGATTTCACTCCGTCTAGAGGAAATGATAAGATAGCACGTGTAAACGCTGTTGCAGATTTATTTGCATCGGGTTCAGTTTGGTATCCGAAGAAAAGATGGGCAGAAGAAGTAATAGAACAATTTGCTTCGTTTCCGGTAGGGGACCATGATGACTTGGTGGATTCATCTACACAAGCTTTACTACGTTTTAGGCAGGGTGGTTTTATAACTTTAGATCACGATGAAACTGATATGGATACCCACACTGATAAGATTGCTAAATATTATTAACAAAGTTAAACTAATTTGACATGGCAGAAGAAGATGTTGATATTACTATTGTAAACCCAGAAGCGGTTACAATAGAGACAGAAGATGGGGGAATGGTCATTGATTTTGATCCTTCCGCTATGGATGAACAAATCCCATTTGAAGCAAACCTAGCTGAACATTTAGATGATAAAGATTTACGTTTTATAGCTAATGAATTAGTTGGTGCTTATGAAGCTGATAAAGATTCACGGGGAGAATGGGAAAGAACTTATGTTGAAGGCTTAGATAATCTTGGATTAAAGATCGAAGAAAGAACTGAGCCTTGGAGTGGTGCGTGTGGAGTGTATCACCCGTTACTTGCAGAAGCCGTTGTACGTTTTCAGTCACAAGCCATCACAGAAATATTTCCGGCTTCCGGTCCGGTAAGGACAAATATCATTGGCAAGATGACTGAGGAAAAAGAAGCACAAGCAAGACGAGTTGAAAACTATATGAATTATCTTTTAACAGAAGATATGACTGAGTATCGTAATGAATCTGAAAATATGTTATTCAGTTTGCCATTAGCCGGTTCTGCATTTAAAAAGATTTATTGGGATGTGAATATGCAAAGACCATGTTCCATGTTTATTCCGGCTGAAGATTTTGTGGTCAGTTATGGTGCATCTGATTTAAGAACTGCTGCACGTGCTACTCACGTTATGAGAATGACGTTAAATGATATTTTGAAATTACAATACGCAGATTTTTATCGTGATGTTGAGTTACCACAGACAAGTGTTGGTACGGATAGAATAAAACAAAAATACAATGAACTTGCTGGTGACAGTCCTAATTATGATTATGAATTAAATTCTTATAGCAAAGATGGTTTACATACCTTACTGGAAATGCATGTGGATTTAGACCTGAAAGGTTTTGAAGATAAAAAAGAAGGCAAAGAAACTGGAATAGCCTTACCTTATGTTGTAACTGTAGATCAGGGTTCGGGAGAAGTTTTAGCTGTTAGACGTAACTACTTAGAGTCCGATCCTTTAAAACAACGTAGGCAACACTTTGTTCATTACAAGTATATGCCGGGATTAGGCTTCTATGGCTTCGGATTAATACATATGGTAGGTGGATTAGCTAAATCAGCTACCTCTTTGCTACGACAACTCGTTGATGCAGGTACTTTATCCAACCTTCCGGGTGGCTTAAAGACCAGAGGACTAAGAATAAAGGGTGATGACACTCCAATCTATCCGGGTGAGTTCAGAGACGTGGACATTCCGGGTGGAAGTATCCGAGATAACATACAGTTCCTTCCCTATAAGGAGCCTTCTGCTACTTTATACCAATTATTAGGGAATATCGTGGAAGAAGGGCGAAGGTTTGCCTCTATTACCGACCTAAAAATTTCAGATATGAACAATCAGGCTCCAGTTGGCACTACATTAGCCCTATTAGAGCGCAATATGAAGGTAATGGGAGCCATTCAAGCTAGGTTACATGCTTCAATGCGCCAAGAATTAAGTATTTTGTCGGATATTATCAAAGTTTACATGCCAGCAGAGTATGAATACGAAATTGATGGCGATCCAGCCATAAAAGGTAGTGATTTTGACGAAAGAATAGACGTAATTCCGGTTTCGGACCCAAATGCAGCAACAATGGCGCAAAGAATCATGCAATATCAGGCTGCTTTGCAGTTAGCGCAGACTGCACCCCAAATGTACGACATGCCGAAGCTACATAGGCAGATGTTAGAGGTATTAGGCATACGTGACCCACAAGATATAGTCCCATTAGAGGATGATATTAAGGCATTAGACCCTGTGACCGAAAATATGAACATATTGAACGGAAAACCGATTAAAGCCTTTGAATATCAAGACCAAACAGCGCATATAACAGTGCATATGTCTATGGTACAGGACCCTAAGATACAAGAATTAGCAGCACAGGCTCCAAATGCTGATGCTATGCAAGCAGCGTTGGGAGCGCACATAACAGAACACTTAGGATTTGAATATAGGAAACAAATAGAGCAAGAGTTGGGTACAGAGTTGCCACCAATAGGAGAGCCTTTACCACCAGAGATCGAATCTAGGTTGTCATCATTAGTTGCAGCAGCAGCACAACAATTACTAGGTAAAAATCAGCAACAAGCACAACAAGAAGAATATCAAGAACAACAAGACGATCCAGTTCTACAATTACAACGTGAAGAATTAGCTATTAAGGCAGCAACCCAAGAATCTAAGGCTACTACTGATGAAGCACGTATTGCTGCTGATTTAGAAAAAGCTAGAATGAAAGATGAACTAGAAAGGATAAAATTAGAGACTGATCTATTAAAAGAAGGAACTAAGATTGGAGCAGATATTGCAAAAGTTTCTGCACAGGAAAGAACTAAAGGTGCTGAGATAGGCAGGAAGATGGCAGAAAAATTAATAGACGATTCTGATGCCAGTTAAAAAAGTTAAAGGCGGTTACAAGTGGGGTAAGTCAGGTAAGACTTATAAAACCAAAGCACAAGCTAAAAAGCAAGGAAAGGCAATTTATGCTTCGGGATATAAGGGAAAAAAATAAATATGATTGATCCTGATATATTTGAATACTTGACAGATCGTTTAAACAATGAGATAAATATCATTACTGAAACTTTAGTAGACGGAGAAGTTAAGGATTTTCCAGAACTTCAACGTTTAAAAGGTAAGATCGCTGGGTTACGTATCGCTCAACGTGAAATAACTGAACATTATAATAAGTTAGTAGAAGTAGATTGATACGCACATGTCATGGGACATGATGGAGAAACGTCAGACTCCTTTATATATTTGACGCAACATAAGGTAACTTATGACAGTAAAAGCAGTAAAGGAAAAAGAAGAAATACAAGAAGATTCTGATATAGCTTCTCAACTTCCCGAACCAACAGGGTATAAAATTCTAATAGCCTTACCAGAAGCAAATGAAAAAACTGAAGGTGGTATTGTTAAAGCTGAATCTACACGTAGCATAGAAGAAACAGCCTCAATTATAGGTTTCGTATTAAAAATGGGTCCCGATTGTTATAAAGATGAAAAACGTTTTCCAAACGGAGCATATTGTGAGGAAGGCGATTTTATTATTATGAGAGGATATAGTGGAACTCGCATGAAAATACATGGCAAAGAATTTAGAATTATAAATGATGATACTGTTGAAGCTGTTGTGAGAGACCCGACAGGAATAGTGAGAGCATGAACGAGCAAACACAAGAAATACAAGAAGAAGAACTTGCTGCGGTTAATACCATTGAGCCACCTACATCAGATGTAGAAATAGAAGTGGTTGATGATAGACCGACAGAAGATCAAAAACCAGCAAGAGCATCTAATGACGATGTAGATGCAGAAATTGCTAATATTAGTGGGCGTACTAAAAAAAGAATAGATAAATTAAAGTACGATTATCACGAAGAAAGAAGGGAAAAAGAACAGGCACTACGTACACGTGATGAGTCTGTTAGATTTGCCCAACAAGTAGCAGATGAAAATCAGAAACTAAAAAGTACAGTTGCTAGAAGTGAAGGTGCTTTGATTAATAGCCTTAAAACTAGAACAACATCTGATATAGATGCTGCTAAGTTAGAGTATAAATCTGCATATGAATCTGGTGATACAGATAAATTATTAGACGCACAAGAAAGACTTTCAGCTGCTTATGCTGATAAGAACTATGTGGAGAATTATTCTCCGACAATGCCACCACAACAGGTAAATGGTGCGCAACAAAATAACCAACAAGCTATACCTCAACAAAATTTTGCACAGCAACAGCAACAAGTTCAAATTGATCCGGCTGCTGCTGATTACATAAGAAGCAATCCTTGGTTTGAATCACCGGGAAATGAGGATATGACGGCATTGGCTTATGGTATGCATGCTAAGTTAGTTAGAGAAGGAGTTGATCCTATAAGGGATTCAGATATATACTACTCTAGAGTTGATGAAGCTGTTAAAAATAGATTTCCAGAACGATTTGAGGGGACTAATACTGCCTCCTCTCAACCACCTTCGACTGTGGTAGCACCAGCCAATAGGACTGGTCAAAAACAGCGCAGAGTGCAGTTAACCAAGACACAAGTTGACCTCGCCAGAAGGCTTGGACTTACGCCAGAACAATACGCATCACAGTATGCGAAGGAGTTACAGAATGGATAAGTTAGATAAAGATCAAGAAGATCAAGAGCGCACACCTCGTTCATTAGAATCGAGAGAAGATAGTGAACGCACAAAACCTTGGACACCTCCAAATTTGTTGCCCGATCCTACTCCAGAAGATGGATATAGATTTCGTTGGATCAGAACCAGTGCAGCTGGTCAATCTGATGCTATGAATGTATCTACTCGAATGAGAGAAGGTTGGGTTCCAGTTAAAGCAGAGGATCATCCTGAGTTACAGATTATTATGGATAAGAATACTCAACACGAAGGATGTGTAGAAGTAGGTGGATTGCTTTTATGTAAAGCACCTGAAGATATGGTTGAACAACGAAATAAATATTATCGTGATCAAGCTAAACAACAGATGAATGCGTTAGACGCAAATTATATGAAAGAAGAAAATCCTGCTATGCCTATGTTTAAAGAGAGAAAATCCGAGGTTACTTTTGGTAAAGGTGGTAAATGATTTATCGCCTTTGTATTTATTAACTTTGTATTTAAAAAGGTATATACAATGAGTAGTTCAGCAACACCTTACGGAGCGAGACCTATAGGCACTTTGAGTGCTTCCGGTTCTTTCAATAGTAAGGTAAGACATTATAGTATTGCTAGTGCTTATGCCGTGAATATATTCTATGGAGACTTTGTAAAACTTGCTGCCGCTGGCGTTGTCCAGAAAGACGTAGGTACTACAACATTAACTCCAATAGGTGTATTCTTAGGTTGTACTTATACTGATCCAAATACATCACAACTGACGTTTGCCCAAATGTGGACAGCCAGCGTAGTAGCATCTGATGCTTATGCGTATGTGATTGACGATCCGACAGTTCTTATGGAAATGCAAGGTGACGGCTCTGCCTCCCTTACTAACATAGGAAATAATGTTGCGATTGCTTTAACATCTGGTTCGACCACTATAGGAACTAGCAAAAATGCGGTAGATATTTCTACTGCTGCTGCTACGACAGCAACTCTGCCTTTGAGAATTATTGATAAGTCAGACAGAACAGACAATGCTTTCGGTGATTCATATACCGATCTTGTTGTTAAGTTTAATGCTGGACACCTAATGGACAATACGACAGGTATTTAAGTAAGGAGAATAGATAATGGCTATTTCAAGAGCGCAGTTATTAAAAGAACTTCTTCCCGGCTTAAATGCATTGTTTGGATTGGAGTACAGTAAGTACGAAAACGAGTCTACGGAAATTTATGAGACTGAAACATCTGATCGTTCATTCGAGGAAGATTTGAAGTTAAGTGGATTTGGACAGGCAGCGGTAAAAGATGAGGGTTCAGCTATCATTTATGATAATGCGCAAGAATCTTTTTCGCAACGTTATAACCACGAAACGATTGCTATGGGCTTTGCTATAACTGAAGAAGCGATGGAGGATAACCTCTATGATTCGCTTTCTGCACGTTATACTAAAGCACTCGCAAGAAGTATGGCTTATACAAAGCAGGTAAAAGCTGCGTATCCTCTTAATCAAGGATTCTCAGGTGGTGCATATAACTCTGGCGATGGAGTTGATTTGTTCTCAACCTCACACCCTTTGGTGTCAGGTGGAACGAATGCTAATACACCAAGTACACAAGCAGACCTTAACGAAACTTCGTTAGAGAATGCTGTGATTACTATTGCCGGATGGACAGATGAGCGTGGTTTGCTAATTGCAGCAAAACCTCGTAAGTTAATTGTCCCACCAAACAGCATGTTTACCGCTACACGTATCCTAGATACTGACCTTAGAGTCAGCACTTCGGATAATGACATTAACGCTATCAAGCATAATGGAACCATTCCAGAAGGTTATTCTGTTAATCACTTTTTAACAGATACTAACGCTTGGTTTATAATGACAGATGTGCCAAATGGATTTAAACATTTTACACGTACTGCATTAGAAACAAGTATGGATGGTGACTTTGATACTGGTAATGTAAGGTATAAGGCTAGGGAACGTTACTCCTTTGGAGTTAGCGATCCTCTTGGAGCATATGGTTCTTCGGGATCATCTTAATAACTGAAGGGGGGGTGAAATGATATATCTCCCCCTTTTTTTCTAGGGATTTTTTTAATGTCTATCGACTGCCCTAGCAGACATGCCAAGACGATAGATTTATTTAGGAGACTAAATTATGGCAAACACAACGTTTAATGGACCAGTTAGGTCCGAAAATGGTTTTGAACAGATCAGTAAGAATTCAACTACTGGTGCGATCACAACCAATTTAGATATTGACTCTAGTGGTAATATTACTACAACGGGTTATTTATTAGATTATAAAAATGTTAGTAGTATTACCAGTGCTACTAAATCAGTTGAATCAACGGATTCAGGTACTGTTTATACCCTTAATAGAGCAGCAGGTATTGTAGTAACACTACCTACCGCAGCCGCAGGATTACACTATACCTTTATAGTTGGAACAACATTTACTGGTGCAGGACAGATCAATACGGACAATGCCAGTGATTTATTCTCTGGTTTTGCACAAATATTTGACCCAGCAACTGCAAGTGATACAAATACTTTCATCCCTGATGCAAGTGATGATGATACCATTGATCTGGGAACAGCAGCACAGGGTTGGTTAGTAGGCGGAGTAATTCGTTTAGTAGCTACGAGTGCAGCAGTATGGCATTGTGAAGCTTTCTTGCATGGTGACGGCACATTAGCTACTCCATTTGAGTAAGGAGTAAATAATGGCTGATGCAGTAACATCACAA